TCGGGAAATCCAGTTAACACGACGATACCGCCCAGTCCGGCAGGTCCTTTTGTGCCATTACCGCCAGCCAATCCGCCGGCGAATTTAGTTTTAGATCCACCGCCAGCGGTACCACTACCGCCTGACCCTCCCGTATCCTAGGATTTTATGATTAAGGCTCTGATTTCCACGGCGTTGCTTCTTGTATCGGCCGTGCCACTACCGGCTCACAATGATGTTTTAACTAGAGCGCATAAGACTACGCATCAGATTGAGTTGGTAACGGTTGGCGAGGACGTTAGTTGTTCGGCCACAGCAATCGGCCCCCACGCGCTGTTAACGGCTTCGCATTGCGAACTGCCTACGGATGAAATGGAAATCGATGGCGAAGACGCAAAGATTTTAGCTTTGTCGAGAGATAAATTCGACCATACAATTTATCTTACCGACGTGTCGTTTAAGGATTACGCCACATTCTCCAAGGACCCGCTTGAAGTCGGCGACAATGTTTTTATTATCGGTAATCCAGGCGAGTTGACGGATATCTATCGCCAAGGTTATCTGGCCGGTGTTCGCCACAGCAATCCGTTTATGCTGGCACTGGGCGTCGAAGAGCCGGACGTTTTTCTGTTCGATTTGAACGGATGGGAAGGCGATTCAGGCTCAGGTATTTTTAATGAAAAAGGCGAACTTGTCGGTGTCGTGAGTGTTATGGCGATTCAACATCTCGGTAGCGAGGACTCTAAGAAATCCAGCGTGTTCATGAAGTTCATGGGTTCGTGGGGATTGAAGTTCACGGAAAAGCAGATCGAGGACGCAAAATCATTCTAAGGTTTAGCGATGGTTTTCGCGAGCTTCATACTAAACATCATCGGCATAATTTATTTAACGATTCGCCGCATCAAAGGTTTGTTTAAATGATTCCACCTAATACAGTCGGCGCATTGACATCAGTTGTTGGCGCTCCTAAAGTTTCGTCTATGCCTAAGATGGAGGCCAATCCCATTGTCGGCAATGAATTCGCAATGACTCCTTATAGCATGGCTCGCAAGGCTATGCAACCGGCTGCTGGTATCGGCGGCACAACTAAAAAGTTTGATGAATTCAAACTACCCAAAGGAGTTATTTAATGTCAGACGTAATGTCACAGGCTAAGGCAGCACTGGAACATGCGAAGAAGTTTCAAGGTAGCGTAGCCAAGCAATCAGGTCACCCTTACGCTAACGCGCCGTACTCAATGGCTAAGAAAGCAGAATCTAGCAAGCCGAGCCTTTTAGATAATATCAAGAGTAAGATTGCAACTGAGAATAAAGATACCGCAGATACAGCCTCTGGTTTGAAATGGAATATCGACCAAGCGGAGGCCGCTAAGAAACAATAGGAGTCCAATGCCGCTTACTGGTGAAGAGAAGAAGAAGTATAATAAAGAATACAATCAGCGTAGAAAGGTAAGCAAGAGATTAGGCATTGAGACACTTATTGACGGCCCTACGGCTTTAGAAGATTTCGAAAAAGCAAAACAGCTGGACGAGGAAAAGAAAGTCGCACCGCACGAGGTCCTGTCTTATACAGATTTGTGTAAGTTGTTTTACGGTGTAGACAGGCAGCAGGATCCAGACGAAAGCAAGTATCTTAAGAACAAAAGAAAAATTATCAAGGTCGCCGGGAGCGAAGTCCTAGGTGAAGTTCGTACGTTCGAACAGTGGTTGGATATCCGCCGGGAACATTACAAAGATTTCTGGTTGTTGATGCACACGGCTCGCGGTAGCTGGAATCCTCAGGCTCATAAACCGGTAGCGGATTTTTTCGGCAACAAAGATAATACGATGCTTCTTCCGGACTATACGGAAGACGACCTGAACGAATTCCTGCTGGCACAGTGCGAATTCTCAAGCTACCTGTTGCTTTATCCCCGAGGCTTTCGTAAGTCAACCATCAACGTCCTAGATTGCGTACATTGGATTTTAAACAGTCACGGCGACATCGTAATTCTGGTAATCACCAGCACGAACCAGTTAGGTTATAAGTTCATTCACGAACTACGCAAGTATTTTTCGGTTGAAGATTACGACAATCCGAAGGATTTACAGAAGATTTTTCCAGAGCATTGCATCGCCCAAGGCGACGGCGACCAGCGGACGTTTCGCAGTCCTGCCGCATCGTTAGGATTGAAGGATCCAACGATTTCATCGAAGTCGATGGAGTCGAAGGGTTTCGCGGGTACTCGCGCACATCTGTTGAAGTTCGACGACGCGGTCGATGAAGAGAACTGGAAGACACCGCAATCGCGTGTAAACGTATTAGAGAAGTACGACGCCGCAGGTGAACTGCTCGTTCCGCCTTACGGTCGTTGTTACGTAATTGGAACCCGTTGGACAGACGGTCGGCAAGATGATTCTCCCGAAGGTCCGATTAAGGACTTGTACGGTACGATTCTAGAGCGGGAAGAAATCGCATCCGTCAAGAGTCTGAAGGTTTTGATTTCGCCGGCGTGGACCTGTAAGGAGCACGCTCTCGATAAAGATTTAATGGCGTTGACCGAGGACGACGTTGATTTACTCTGCCCCGGCAAAGGTCCTGGCTCGTTTGTTGAGTTAGCCAAGAAGCGGGATAAGAATCGAAATCAATTTGAATGCCAGCAGCTTAATCGGCCTGTAGCAAAACTCGATACAGATATTTACATAAATCCGTTTACCGAAGCGCTTATAAATAAGTGCATGACGGATGTTTCTTTTATTGCGCCGAAGTTACATCTGGGCAGGAAGTTTATATTTTGGGATACGGCGCATTCAACCAGGAAGACGGCTGATTTCTCGGCTGGCGTGGTTTTCTTTATTGAAGATGTGCCAGAAGGTAATCCTGTCGCGTGGCTATTAGAAGTATCATTTGGCCGCTGGACTAATACTGAACTAGCACAGCACATTGTTGCGTTGCATAAGAAGTGGGAACCCCAGGCAACTCTTATTGAGCAGCTAGTAACCATATCCGATTTGTTCCAGAAAGAAATATACAACGAGCAAATCAGGCAACAGGTAAATCGTTGGGACCCGGTGTGGTTTAAACCGGATACTCAGCCTAAGGCCAAAGAAGGCCGCATTTCAGCCATCGAGCCTTTGATGACGAATAATCGTTTTAAGATTTGTATCGGCGCGAATACCAATGCTTCTTTCTGGATAGACGAACTTAAGAAACAATTCTTAGGTTATACCGGACACAAATCTAATAAGAATGCAATTGGCGGACGCCACGATGATTTAATCGACGCGGCCGGTTATCTTTATAAAGTAATGCCGATGGGCATGCACACGGCAGCCGACCAGGAAATAGAAGAGCGGTTGAGAGCAAGACGCGAACGAGAAAAGATGTATCAGATGATTCATGGGGCTCAAAGTTCATTCACGCCAATCAATACCGAAGCGCCTGAAGAAGTATCGGACAATCCGATTTATCGGGCTTTGAGTTTGCTTAAAAAATAGGAGTTCTTTCTGGATCCGTTATCGCAGGATAATTTAGAGCAGAAGATAGAAAATCTTTACGTCGAGCCTGCGGCGGAAATGACAGACGAGAATGTCACTCTTAATTCCGAGACGCAGACTTTTGATTTTGACGATCAAGCAGCGTTAAAGTTAGTCTTAGACGATTTACAGTTCGCAGAAAGTTTTCTTAACGTTTTACAATGGGCCGCGAGCTGGGCTTTGGCAGATACGCTATACCAATCGCCAGCCGCTGCATCAGCATTTGACGGTGGTAATGTAGCACAGGCGAACGTACCGAAGTACCTGCTGTCAAATCACATTTCTTCTATTGTTCCGAAATTATCAGCCGGCATTTTTTATGAGAAGACGCCGTTCCTCCTCCGCCCTCATTCCGGCACGCCGGTAGAAGTGACTCAAGCCAAGACAGTACTCTTTTCATATCAACTCGAAGATATGCTTTTCGAGGAAGAGACGAATCGTTTTCTCGACCATATGGCGTTGTTCGGCACAGGTATCATGAAGTGGGGATACTCCGAATACACGAAAAAAGAAAGAAAGTATCGGCGTAAGACACAACCGGCGAATATTGAAACTCCCAGTGGGCCTAAGAAAATTCATACGCCCGAGTCAGATTCCTTTGATGTCATTTACGAAGATAAACTGATATCCAGGCCGTGGATTAAATCCTGCGATATCAGAACAGTCTTCGTTGACCCCGGTTGCCGCGTAGGTGATATTCGTAAAGCGGGTCATGTTGTTTACCGCGACTTCGCAACCTATGACGACCTGAGCATTCTTCGTGATGTAGAAGGATATGATATTCCCGAAGAGTCGGTTTTGAAAGAACTCTTCATGAAGACGAAGGATGATACCCGAGGTCCCGACCATCTAAGTCTGACGATTCCTGAAGGCATGCGCGGATACATCCAGCACGCCGTTCCTAGGAATTATAAAACGACCGCAAACCCGATGGGGTATGCGTTAGAGATTCTAGAGCGTTGGGACAACGACAGGGTCATTGTTGTTTTGGCTTGCAACGGCCATAACATTCTTATTCGCAATGAAGCGAATCCTTACGGCAAGATTCCTTTCCTGAGCGCCAATTGGCGGGATATCCCGGATTGTTTTTACGGCCAAGGTTTGGGATTGTTAATCGGCAGTGAACAGTTGGTTGAGCAGGGCGTAACGAATCTAGCTCTTGACCTGTTGGCTTACGGATTACAGCCGACTGCAATTCGCAAAAAGGGATTCAATACACCGACTCAAGCTACGCGATGGAAGCTCGGCGGTATCATAGATGTTGACGACGACGTAGACAAGTCATTTAAGTTTATGACCATGCCTCCGATTCCAGGAGAAGCGTGGCAAGCAATCAATCAGGCGACATCGTCGGC